ATCACAAAGCGGGGATTTTTCAAGCCTGATATCTCCATCGCCTCAATGATGTAACACAGTCCTCGGGAAAACATTTTTTCTGCGTAGTTCTTCAGCAAGATTTTTGGCTTGACATCAAACAACTTCAGTGGCCGGTTTTTGGCCCACGGGGTTTCAAGGTCCGGGGCGGTAACTTTGTCTAGCAGATTATAGTTACTCTCCCCCTCAAGCAATACCTCCCCCGTATCCGGGTCTATGAACGCGGATCCTTTGCTATAAGGTTTGTTGGTTTTGACCAGAATCCCAGGATAGCTTTCTTTGGCGTAGTACCTCAACTCCTCTGCTGACAAGCGCTCTTTACTACCTGGCATTTTGTACCCCTCCCTCTCTGTATTTCTCTCTGTATTTATTATACAATTTACAGTAAAATTATTTACGTTGTTCTCGAATACACCGGTCTCTTGCGTATGGGATTGAGTTTATCTTTGAATCTTTCCAGTCCGGGATTGTCCAACACCCCGCCATCTATAACCAACCTTCCCGGAAAACTCTGATAAAATAACAACCGCAAGAATTCGTCCAAGAAACGCTCTTCAGTGTCTGCTATACAATATCGGTATATCAACCAATCTCCATTTTCATCCCATACGTTCATTCCAACCAATTTGCCTTTCCGTTTTAAAAAGGCTCGGTTAGTTCCATAAAACACAAACCAGATTAATGATTCACTGTCAGCAATTTCTTCGTCTTTCTTGTTGTCTAGCCATTTTATTAGCAAGGATTTAATCTCAGGAACCGGCGGAACATCGGTGGTATAAGTCCAACAACCTTCATTTCTTCTTGGCCATTTCCTTGAATTCTTCCTGAACACTTCCCATTTTCCACCTCTCATATCGAAAAAGTTGGTGGAGTAGTATGTATATTCCCAATCCAAAAATTGAATCGGTTCGCCCACTGAATAGTTTACGAAATCGCTCCAAATTCGCAGCCCCTTTGGCGGTTGTTCTGAAAAGTCCTTACAATTCAGAGGAAGAGGAGGGAATACTGCCCATTCATCCTCCTGCAACCAAATAAACTTCCCGTCTGTTTCCAGTTTTATGTTCGGCTGAATAGACAGATATTCCCTCGTCAACCAAAAGTTAGGAATTATTTTCAGTTCGTGAGCTCTTTCGAGATATTGGTCAATCCCTTTCATAACAATCCCTTCTGCTTCTTGGATTGTCCAGATTTTTTACTTTCTCCGCCTTGTGATTGTTCTCTTAACAGGCGGTCTATCAGCTTCTTGCTGACTTGTCCCCGTTTCCTGCTCTTTCCTCCCATCTTCCTCTCCTCCCTTCTTATTATACAAATTATTATACAAATCAATAATCATATCGTATTTACACAAGGCTAATACTCCATCAAAATCATCTTTCTGCGGGTCTTTGACCGCCAGGAAATCTTCGGTAGGAATAAATGCGAGGGACTTTTGAATGTTAAACAAGCTGATAAAATCCTTTGTCTTTAAAGCTATTGGCGGCATTTCCTTCGGCAATCTGTTCACAGTGAAGAATCCTTTTTCATTCGATTCAACTTCAACAATTGTCCCGGTATAGATATTGCGTTGACGCAATATCAACGACGAGTTTTCAACAGATATTTCCGCATGAGATAAATCTTCCTCCAACAATGGAACGCAATCGGCGGATAGGTAGAAAAGATATTGAGATTGTTCAGCTTTCTTCTTCAACTCTTGGTACAATTTATCAATATCTTCAGCGTTAGGGGAAACGCTTTTTGTATAACAAATTTTCCTGCGAGTAAACTCTTTCTCCACAGTGCGGAACACAATCTTGCTCCCATCTGGTGTGATTTCAAAGGCAAATTGCGGTGAGTCATACTCGTTAGCGTTGAACGAAATGGGGACTTCAAACCTAGCCTCACTTTGCCTCAAGGAAAATCTGAGTATCATGCTGTAGTCAAAGTTTACCACATATATGTTATCCCCAATGCAGTGAATCATGTTCTTGATTCCCCGGTTGTCCATGGCGACTGCCTGAGCAAATATTCCTTCAATACGTTTGTTTACACTCACATTCTGTTTACTCATTTACTCAACCCCGCTTTCAAGGATTCTAATAATTCTTTTCTCTCATCAGTCTCCGGAATGTATGACCATACTATACCGTCACGGTCATATCCCACAGGTACCATTCCACCGCCCCAGCTGACGCTGTAAGCAGTATTGCTTCCTTCCATATTCCAAAGTTTGTGGACTTCTTGTTCTAGGGCTTCGGTAAGAAATCCACCCTGTTCATTCACCCAATCGTGGAACATACTCCAAGTTACCGGTTCCCCTTTATGCTTGGTAATGAACCGAATAGCCATTACAGTGCATCCATAATTCCATCCCCCCTTAAACCAATCGCCAACTGAACAGCATATATCCTGGTCATTGGTTGGAACATTTCCGAGGTCAAAGGTAGAACAGGAAATCCCGTAGCTTCGGAATATTTCCATATATCGGTCTAACAACGCACTTCCCAACAACTGGCTATCGCAACCCGCTAAAAATACCCTATCAAAGTCCAAATTTCGATTCGTAAAATTCTGCCTTATACCTGGAATATTAGCCGAATAAGAGTATGTATCAAACGTCATATGCTTGATTCCAATTTTTGCTAGGGTCTCTGCATAGCGTTTTACATCGTCCTCGGTGTCGTTGACCAAAAATATATATGGTTCAATCCTCGGGACAACTCTAACCCCAGCCTCGTGTAATATCTTCGCTGCCTTCATCCTCCGTTCATACGAGGGGGCTCCAGGCTCCAACGTCTTGGTCAATTCTTCGTTTGTGGTTAGAATAGTGATATGAACTGCAGCACCGGCTGGATTTTCTGCCAACGCTCTTACATATTCATCCTCAGCAACTAGGTCGGATTTAGTGTTGATCATAACCGGATAAGCAATTTCCTTGAAGTATTTCAACAGTTCAAGGCTGACCTTGTGTTTTCGCTCCAACGGGTGGAAATCTTCAAAGCGAATNCCGAACCTTACTGGAATCTCCATCGCAAACGCTTTTCGGATACCTGACAACCCGTGCGGGTCTTTTCCTCTCAAAGGCTGCATTTTTTCAATTTCTCGCTTGTAGTAGTCAGGGTTGCAATGTCGTAATCCAATCGCTCGAGGGTTGTCGAAAAAGGAGGTGTATAAACTAGCTCGGAAGGTATCAGCATAGCAGTAAATACACCTGAACGGACAATTGAGACCGTCCCAAACATCCGCATTAAACGGCATGGGACAAGCCGCGGCTCGTAATGAGATTTCGAGAAAACTGTTGATTTGTTCGGTGTCCAATAATCGTTCCTTCTTTTCCCATTGCCGAGTCAATAGGTTGTATTGGTGGTAGTTCTTTTTTCTGCCTTTTTCCTTTATAGGCCCACCTTTGTGTTTTGCAGGGAAGAAAGATCGGGTTCCCGGGACAATTTGGCTCACTAATTCTCGGGTTTCTTGATACTCCTTAAAGGCGTTAATGGTTCTCCTCTCCTTTCTTTAAATTTCCAATCACTCGTATTCCAATAATACTAAATCCCCAACCGTCTCATCGGTTTTCCAAAAAATTTCCGGTTGAACCTATATTCCAAAACAATATAGGCTCAACCAACCGCCCTCGATTTCTAATCAACCAATCCCAAGCCTTGGCATCGTAATAAGGATGACAAGGAAATGGAACAGGAGTGTAGCAAGGTTCGGTATATTCCCAACCTTCGTCTATCAGTTCCAGATTTCCTTTCTTCGATGATGATCGGAAATGAGCGAACGGTGAAAGGTAGTCATTCGTAATGCGCTTACGCTTGAGTGAAATGTCTCCTGTCCTGGTCATTACTCCGTACACTGTCTGACCAGAACGAGTAGCCTGCCAAACTCCTGAAGCAATAGTACCGCTGCCAACACAAATGACTATAGTAGGGAAGTCCTTTATGCACTCTTTCGCTATTCGGACAGTTTCTTCCAACGTTTCTGACAATGGCAGTCCCAAAGGTAACAACTTGTATCCTTTCGGTGTTTGTTTCCGGGCTATGTAATAATTCACTTTTGCCATCCCGGCAGGAATATCTACCAATTCAGCTCCCCATCGTTTCCACTGTTGACGGTGGAATTCTAGCAATGGAATAGATTTCTTGTACACTGGATTGAAAATCCGACATTTCATCCCCAAATGGAAGCATGCCCAAGCAACTCCCCATCCGGCCATACTGACAGAAGTCTCTACGTAAGATACGCCGATGTAACCTTCTCGTTTCAGCTTCTCTAGGTGTTTCACTAATCCTCGAATCTTGCTGAAAGGCGGCGCTCCTTCCGACGCACAAAGGTCTTCCCTCTTTACATATATACCATCGTATTCTTCAATGGGCGTATCTCTCAGGAGGATGGTGAACATCCTACCACATCCTTCAACGTATACATCTCATCAGTAGTTCCTTCTATGATTTGCAAGCCTTCTTCATAGTTACCTACACCATCCCAACACTTCCTCGGGTCCTCGTCTTTTTGAACAGCCAGCTTGAAGTGATGAGCGTTAAATGTGCATGGATTTTTCACGTCCAATCCGCAACAGGTATTACATTTTTGCACGTATTCCCAACCGCTATTTACGAAATCGGGACAGCCAAGAATAATATCATGTTTTTCAGCAATTTCAATAAGTTTCTTGAGTATCCTACTCCACTGCTTGTCCTGATTCATATACCAGATTTTTTCTATATCCAGCCCCAACTTGAGTAGGTTTTTTGCTACATAATCATTGAAGTGTAAATTGTAAGTATTGTAACGGTTGATTCCATAAGACTTTAAAAGTTTGACTGTTTCCTCGAATTGCTCCGGTGTATGGTAACCGGGAATGAACGGTTCACCATTGACTCCAACGTTGAACCCTTTCTTTTGTAGCTTACTTAATGTTTTGACCCTATCTATGGGATTTTCCGTCATTTTGCGTTCAAACAGTTCCCAATCAGCTTCCAATCCGGGAGTAATTATTGCCATCATCGTGCAGGTTTTCCCTAACCCGGTCATCTCATAAGCCCGGCGCGGAAATTTTGTTTGGACTACCGTATCCCAACCTATTTCCATAAGAAATTTTAATATTTCAGTGGACGCTCGATATTTTTCCTCCCATGGCTGGAACGGGTCAGAACGGTTTCCTAAACGTAATGTCTTGCGTTGTCGTATCGCTTCGTGTAACGGACTTTTTCCTCGCGGGGAAGGGGATGAAAGTTTTCTCTTTATATCCTCCACGTCTGCCATCCGAAAGTCATTACCCCAAGTCCGATTCAAACGCCGGGAATAACAGTGATAGCAATTCACCTCGCATGTCCAATAAGGATCAATGGATAAGGGCAAAGGGCAATATAACATATCCCCTCTCATCCCCAATGCCGCTGTATATATTTTCATCAAATCACCTCACTCTAGCTTACTTACCTTGTCCCCTGTAACCTCAATTAATCCGTATGCTTCGAGAACCTTAACAGCGACATTTACTGCATATCGGCTTTCTTTAAGATTCGGTTTTCCTCCTTCTTTGACATACAGTTCGTCAGTCCTCTTCACCCAATCCTCTACGGTCATAGGGTTCTTTGCTCTCTTAATGACCAAAGTTGCCGCACCTATACGAGTTACGCGTACACCAGTTGACGGCGGAGTTGGTTTGGCTTTAACCTTGGATTTCTCTGCGGGTTTTTCTTCTTCAAGTTCAAGCTCGTCCTGTTCCTCGGTTTCTTCCACATCTTCTTCGTCATCATCTTCATCATCATCATCTTCTTCGTCCTCAACTTCTTCCTCTTCTACTTCGTCATCATCTTCTTCGTCCTCAACTTCTTCCTCTTCTACTTCGTCATCATCTTCTTCGGGTTCGGATTCCGTATCTACTTCCTCTTCATCTTCTTCTTCAACGGACTCATCCTTTAAAAGTTTAATGACTCTCATGGTCTCGTCGGAAATATCATCCTCGGGTAAAATAAGTTCAGCCGCTTCAAGTATTTGCTCTGATAACTCCTTTTCCGTTACTTTCTTTCCGGTTTTAATTTGAGGATCAAGCCCCAGGACATCATTCAACTCCTTCGCAGCCTTAATCAATTCTTCCTTTTTGACTTCTGACATTTTAAAAGCCTCCTTTTTTGATTTGATTTTGTATTGATTTTAGTACTAGCTTTCCTCTCTGATATTATTATACAATTTGAACCAAAATTATTTGAATGGTTTTCAAAAAAGTTTCTTCCCAATCATGGGAAAAAACTTTCCAAAAATGGTCTACCTGCAGCAAGGTCTTGCAAAACCCAAACCTCTCTATCATTGGAGAATTCTCCTTCACGTACCACGATTTCGTTGATTCGCAATATTCCCAACTTTTTCTCCCTTCCTTGCGGGTCTTGGTTTAATCCATACATCGCAGTAACATGAGACAGTTTTCGTTTATCTTCGCTGAAATTGGACATTGTTAATCTTTTTCTTTCATAGCTTTCTGAATCCGCTTGCGTCGCTGTGACTACTAGTACATGCCGCTCTTGAGACAAACCTCGCAAGGATTTCCAGATATAATCCTGCCTGTGGCGAAATTCAGAAACCTTCGCATCGTCCGCAGACATCAAGTCTGCATAATCTATAATTATGACGTCCGGGACAAAACCATCTTGTCTTTCCCAAATATCCAGCACTCGTCGGATTTCTGTAACAGTAAGAGTTCCGGCGGGATAGGTTATGAGCTTGAATCGGCGTTTATACCGTTCAAAAAACGTCTTTACATTCTTTTTAGCCTGAACCGCTGTAAGTGGTCTGCACTTCTTTACTTTCTTCAGCCAAACTGTCCCTTTTCGCTCGGTGCAACCATAACTATCACAAGGTTCATAATCAGAGTATTCTTCATACTTCTGTTGAAGCGCTTCCAAGTTTACAAATTGATGAGGAGTTTGCATAAATGTACCTAATGATACGCCATCGAAAATTCCGTAGTCACAATTTCTGTCCTCTCTGTCACACAAGTCCAACTGGTTCAACACGCAATCCCCGACAGGGCGAAAACGTTCTTCACAATACCTCTCCTTGTCGGAGCGTTGAGAAATATATATACAAATCCTTCTCAACACTTGTTCCTCAGTCATATCACCCGCCTCAAAAAAGGCAACGTTCGCTTTCTGACGGATTGCTCTCAATCCTATCTCCAACAGCATAAAAGTTTTCCCTCGTTTTTCTGGTGCGAGTAGTGAGACAAATCCTCCTCTAACCAGTTGGTCATTCCAAAGCTCTCCCAACGCCCCCGGGTAGGTCACAACCGGAGTGTAGGCATTGGAGAAAGCTCGTTCAATTGCTTCCATTGTTTCCTTTTTCTTCGACAAGTCCAAACCTAACTTTTCATCTTCAAATATGGACGGTTGGAATGATACCGCCAGTTGCTCAGCTTTCTCGATTTCTCCCGCTTGAATGAGCGCTTGGACTTGTTCATTGTGTTTTTCAATTTCTCGGGCTTTGAAGTATTCAATGGTCTTGTCGTATAGATACGCTGAATTGAACTGAGTTCCCCTGCCATA